GATAAAAAAGTTACTATATATCAGTATAGAGGTACTATACTATAGTATATACGTAAGTTAAAACTACCCACATATTACCAATATAGATTACAACTAAAGTTCTACTATAGTACCTCTATACAGCTTTTCCAATTCAATTTAGGTGTCGTGGATAAATGGACAAACTAAAGTATAGCGAAACTATCGCAAAAGCTGTCCGTACAGGCATTAGGAATGGTGTCGCTGTAAAGGACATTATGGCTTCTATCCAGAAGTATCAACAAGCACCCTCTAGTTCAGCTACATTCTATAAGTTGTATGGTGACACTATTGCACAAGAACGTGCAGATATTGTAGGTCAAATTGGTTCTGTCGTGATCCAACAGGCATTAGAGGGCGACTTTAAGGCTGCTGAGTTTTATCTCCGTAGTAAAGGCGGCTGGTCACCAACACAAACAAACATTGAAGTTGAAGGGTCTTCTGATGCCGATGAGGACGCAGGAGCAATCGACTCCTTGATGACACTCTTAGGTAAAAAGAATGACACTCCCGATAACAGCGAACGATCTACGTCAGCTACCCGACAGCGAAGTAGCGTACATACTCAAACAACTGGGTCCAGCACAAGCAGAAGAACTACGGTATAACTGGGAGTTCTGGGCTAGACCTGAACAGTTAGAACCAGAAGGAGACTGGAATGCTTGGTTGGCTTTGGCAGGTCGTGGTTGGGGTAAGACCCGTGCGGGTGCTGAGTGGGTACGCCACAGGATTAAAAAAGGCGATAAAATCGTACATTGCGTGGCTCCAACTAAAGGTGATGTTCGTCGTGTTATGGTTGAGGGAGACTCTGGGCTTCTAAATGTTTGTTGGAAGGGTGATAAGACCTACAGAGGAAAACACATTGGGTTTCCTGTCTGGTCCCCTACTAACAATACTCTGACATGGGAGAACGGAAGTAAGGCCGTATTCTTCTCAGCAGAGGACCCAGAGCGTCTTCGTGGTCCACAGGCTTACTCAGCATGGACAGACGAGTTGTGCGCTTGGCGAAATGCACAAGAAACTTGGGATATGATGATGTTTGGCTTACGTCTAGGCCGAAAACCTCAAGTTTTTATTACAACTACACCAAAAACTACAAAATTACTAAGAAATATCATAACTGACCCCAAAACGGTCATTTCTAAGGGTTCTACGTTCGATAACGCAGCAAACTTAGCAGATACGTTCATTGATGCGGTCAAGAAGACCTACGAAGGTACAAGACTTGGTAGGCAAGAATTATATGCAGAAATATTAGATGAAGCCTCTGGTGCCTTGTGGAACCGTGAGTTGCTCTTCAAGTGTGAAGTAGATCGGGACGAGGTACCACCTCTGTCTCGTATTGTCGTGTCTGTAGACCCTGCTGTAACCAATAAAACTGATAGTGACATGACTGGTATTGTCGTGGCAGGTATAGATCAGGATGGTACAGCATACGTACTAGAGGATCATACAGATCGTTACAGTCCCAAGGAGTGGGCAGCTAAAGCTATAGAACTATATCACGAACACATGGCTGACAGGATTGTCGCTGAACGTAACCAAGGTGGTGATATGGTCCGTCATACTCTGCAAACAGAAGATGAAAACGTCCCGATTAAGCTAGTACATGCTAGTCGTGGTAAGATGGCACGGGCTGAACCTGTGTCTGCACTATACGAACAGGGCAAAGTAAAACATGTCAAGGGACTTAACGACTTAGAAGATCAGATGGTACAGTGGGAACCTTTAGGGTCCATAGGCTCACCAGACCGTCTTGATGCTATGGTATGGGCTTTAACGGACCTCTCACTAAATGGATACGCAAAACCACAACTAAAACTAGCGTATTCCAATGCCAAAGGTTTAAGGTAAGATGGTAAAGAAACTATCAGCAACGGAAGCGACCCAAGTACTAGGTGTCGCAGGTGACAACACACATAACGGTAATATCCGTGCAGATGAGTTTCTACCTGAATTACGTGGCAAACGTGCCATCCGTAAGTATCGTGAGATGCGTGACAACGATAGCACCATTGGTGCAGTCATGTACGCCACTGAGCAAGTCTTACGTGATGTAGACATTAAGGTCATGCCAGCCAATGATACCCCTGCTGCTAAACGTGAAGCAGACTTTGTGGAGAGTATCTTTAAGGATATGGATCATACCTTAGATGATCACGTATCTGAGGCTTTGTCGTCCCTTACATTTGGTTTTGCTTGGTTTGAGGTAGTCTACAAAAGACGTAGTGGTCAAAAGGCTAATTCTAAGTATTCTGATGGTCGTATGGGTGTGCGTAAGATTGCTTCACGTGCGCCTTGGACTATCTCTAAGTTTGACGTAGACGAGAAGACTGGTGATGTCCTAGGCATTCATCAGGAAGGGTCAGGGTTCAACAATACTAACTATATTCCTAATCGTAAGAGTTTGTATTACAAGACTACGGCGATCAATAATGATCCGTCAGGAAGGTCGATCCTACGTAATGCGTATACCTCGTATGAATATCTTAACAATCTACAGAGCATTGAAGCTATTGCTGTGGAGCGTGAGTTGGCTGGTATTCCTGTGGCTCGTATCCCTTCTGAGTATCTCAGTCCTGATGCTACTGCTGCTCAGTCTGGATTCCTCACCAACCTTCAACAAATCCTTAGAGATGTTAAGTTCAATGAGCAGGGATACATCGTCCTGCCCTCAGATACCTACCCCGATAGTAACGGAAGTCCTACCAACACTCGACTAGTAGATGTTGAGTTGATGGCTTCTAACGGTAAACGTAATATAGACATAGACCCGATTGTAAAACGGTACCAGCACGACATTGCTCGTTCTGTACTTTCAGAGTTTCTTATGCTTGGTGGTGGCAACACTGGTTCATATGCCCTGTCCAAGTCTAAGACAGACCTGTTCCTTCGTGCGCTTGAGAGTTACATCCAAGCCATAGTTGATGTTCTCAACAAACAGTTGGTAGAACGCCTATGGGAGTTGAACGGTCTGAACTATGATCTCATGCCAACTATTGTTGCAGGGGATGTAGCACCACATGACCTGCGTGAAATTGCAGCGTTCCTACGTAACCTAAATGGTGCAAATATTGATGTGTCGTCGCATCCAGAAGTAATTCAGGACTTGATGGACATCGCTGAACTTCGGTACGACCCTGATCAAGAGGGCGATACTGACCAAACACAATTAGATGGTTAATAACCCATTGAAAATAAAGGAAAAATATCATGGCATCCTTCAATAAGGTGAATGATTTCGTAGCCAACGCTGTGCATAACATGGACTTGGAAAGTGACCAGATCGTTGTTGCACTTTCTAACATTGCCCCATCATCTGAGACATCAGACCCATCAACAGATGGCAATGGCATCTTAGGTAACGTCACTGAAATCAGCTACACAAACTGTTCTTCACGCAACGTGACAACGACATCATCGGCTCAGTCATCAGGCACATATAAGCTGGTATTAACTGACCTTCAGCTTTCTGCGTCTGGCGGCACTGTTGGCCCGTTTCGCTACATTTATCTGTACAACGACACAGTTGCGACACCAGCAGACCCAATCATTGGGTACTACGATTATGCGTCATCTTTGACGTTGAACGATGGCGATAGCTTCACCATTGACTTCAGCGCAACTAACGGTGTTCTACAACTTTCATAAGTAGGTGAAATATGGTTGTTTTAGCCAATAGAGTTAAGGTAGCTACGGCAACCACTGGCACTAGTACAATTACGCTAGGAAGTGCTGTAACGGGATACCAATCCTTTGCGGATGGCGGTGTGTCAGATGGTGACAGTGTACGCTACACGATAGAAGATGGTGACGCTTGGGAAATCGGCACTGGCACCTATACGGCTTCTGGGACAACACTTTCACGCACACTGACAGAAAGTTCAACAGGTGCTAAACTTAACCTGTCTGGCGATGCGATCGTGTTCATTACGGCGGCGGCTGATGATATACAGCAACCACCATCAGAGGGTGCATTTGCCAACGGTGATAAAACCAAGCTAGACGGCATTGAAACAGGTGCTACTGCGGATCAGACTGCCAGTGAGATACTAACTGCCATAAAGACTGTAGATGGCTCTGGCAGTGGGCTAGACGCAGACACTGTAGATGGTGTTCAGGGTTCAAGCTTCTTGCGTAGTGATACGAGTGACACGACAAGTGGCGATACAATTACATTCAGCAGCACCAGTACATCACCGAAATTGTCGCTTTCAGGAAATGGCGGTGCATCTAGTTACAACTATATCATAAAAGGTGAAAATGACGCTGGCACTGGGGCCGTTCACTTTATTAACGGATCAACTAGAACGACTGACGGTGGAGCAAGCACATATACGATCAGAAACGATATTGGCCCATTAAGACTTGGCAGAACATCACAATCAACTCTGATTGAGGGCAGTGGTGATTTAACCTACAATGGCAAC